CTTCTTCTTTCGCCAATTTGCCGTGGTCTGACAAAATTCCTTTGTACTCTACTACTTTAAGAAAGACCCATATATAAAAAAAACCATTTCATGACGATATGGTGACCTTGCCCGTGCGCCCATTGCCAGTCGATTCCCCGGTTATCCAAGAACCGATTCCACATATTGGCGAAAGGATTCTTAGATTCATACACACCTTCTGTTGGAAGTCGACGTTTCAGATAATGGTGATGCATACCAAAATGGGCTGTCCAATATGGAGGTTAGACGCAGCAATGATGGAGATTTTGCTGTCCGACATCCGGATGAGGTACAACTGATGAACCATTCTAATGCCATACCGAATAGAGCTGCGGCCATCAAAGGAGCTTTGAAGTACAACAAGAATCCCAGCCCTGAAATGAGCACCGAGGTGGGCAATGCGCTCGTCGAGGCAAGCGATTGGATGGAACGGGAGTTTTTGGAGGAATTCAGTGCTTCTGAGGTGATTTCGTTCGAAGACAGTTGCGCACAGCTAAACAGGAACACTTCGTGTGGTTTTCCTATGAATTTACTGTACGCTGATAAAACTGAAATGATTGAATCAGAAGGTGTAGGATTTTTGGCCGAATTCGACAATCAACTCCTAGAGTTGCCTGTCCCATGCTGCGTTTGGATGAGCGCACTCAAAGAAGAGCTTCGTGCTGACGTCAAATTAAAAGACAACAACATTAGGCAAATCATGGGTGCGCCAGCACAATTCGTGGTTTCGATGAACAGGTATACTCTGCAAAGGAATGAAAGGTTGTATGCGAGGAATTTGAAAACTAGCTCAGCAGTAGGAATGACCCCCTACTACGGTGGATGGAACCGGGTTTACAAGATTTTGAGCAAACATCCTAGCGGATTCGTGGGTGATTATGCGAAATTGGACTCTACACTGTTGGGCATCTTCATTTTGCACCAAGCAGACAAGACGTGGACCGGGTTGCGGAAAAACTTGCGCAAAGCTGGTTGCAGCAAAGATGAAATTGAAACGCATCGCCAGCGATTTTATAAGTTGGTGAACGAAGAGATTAACTCACTTATGCTGCTTCCTGACGGGTCGCTAGTTATGAAGCACCTTGGCACACCGTCTGGCTCAAACAACACTGTCGTGATTAACACACTAGCCATTTTTCAACTGATGGCCGCTTGTTTCATTTACCACTGCTGCGGTACTTACGAGGTCTTTAAGGCTTTCGTTGCCGTTGTATTGTATGGAGATGACAAAACGTTTACAGTTGCTAATGAGTTGGTTGACAAATTTAATGGCAAGTCGTTGCAAGAGTTTGTGTCATTGTTTGGTATGACATTGAAGGTGAACCACGAGCCCAAGCCCCCAATGGAATTGGAATTTCTTTCATTTGGTTTCGTTCAGTTTGGTTTAGGCAGAGTTGGCCTGAAGCCCACGCGGTGCGATAAGTACCATGCTGGCTTAGCCAGGCGTGATGACGGCAAACCAGCCACTAGATTGGCGAGACTATCATCCTTCATGCAGTTGTTGTTTGTTGCGGATAAGTGCCGCGATACCGAGGCTCAGCACCTCGTGAAGCTAATCAAAACGTACAGGCAAGAATTGTTAGAAAAGTATGATCCATTGTTGGGAGATTTGGACGAGTGGCGAACAGCTAAGTCAACATGGATGACAGATCAAAATCTCTTTAATCTTCACTTTGGCAGTGAAAGCTGCGAGCAGCGAGGTGGCCAACCTGTTTTTGAATGGGGGACGCCCCGTTTAAAACTTCCATACACTGAGTGGTGGGAGCAAGGAGAAGATTTACAAGTCAGAAGACGAGAGGCAGCAACAGCGCGCCGAGTATCATTCAAACTACCTTCAGTTGAGAGCACTGGTAGAAGAGACGAATTACATCTGCGGACCGGGGAAGAAACCTCTGGAAGAGTTGAAATTCCGAATACTACCAAAGTTAGGACCGAAGGAGAGATTAAAGATCACCATGCCCAAGAAAGCTACGAAAGTAACGTCAAGCCCTCTAAAGCAGACCGCTTTGCCCTTTGTGTCCTCGCGCACAACAGGCAAGCAGATGGTGAAGAAGGGTACAATGACTGCGAAAGAGTTAGAACGACGGGTGCGTCAATCAGAACAAGACAAGGCTAAGTCCCAAGCAGGGGCATTTGGCAAGTTTGAGCAAACCTTTCTTGTCGAAGTGCCTGGTGGAGAACAACACAAGGTTCACTACCTCAGAGGTCTTGAGGAATTCAAAACCAGTTTGGATGCCCCCGCGGAGCCCTGGGAGACGAAGTGCGTGGAAACACGTCTCATGACTTTCCGAGTGACTTCCGGGCCTGGTACCTTTGCAGCCCTGAGCATTTACGTTGCATATCCTGATGCACAAAATATTGAGAGTGAGAAGTGCGCGGCTTTCCGTGAGGTTGCTCTCACCGAAGGTGCACAATCTGTATCGCTTAAAGTCCCTGTTGTTGCGATGGACAAGTACAACGTTGCTTTGGAATTCAAAGATCTGACTGGCAGCGGAGAAACCAAGTTCTTTGTGGAAGCCCATGTGCATTGTCGCATAATTATGAAATAGGCATCTAATGGAACGCTCCCAATCTGGGTTTGCCTAAGATTCCATGGTTCTCCTTGGATGATAAGGTTTGGCGTTGCGCTAGCAAATCTTAAA